ATTAATAGCGATTATGAGGAAAACCTAATCGGTTTTCCCAAATTCAAAATCAAAGATTTTGAACTTCTCATAATCGCATACATTAAATCCAATTCGGAGTTTTGTCTCCAAGCGTTATAAAATGCCACAGATAAATAAAATGAAAAAAGCAATAGTTGAATCAAAGGTAATAGAGAATGCTAAATCAATAAAAACAAGAATTAAAGATAAAGTTTTTGATGATTTAAGTTATCTTTTTCAAGATAAATGGATTCAAGATAAAGATGTCAAAAACTTAATTCATTGTGTTATTGATTCAACTATTGAGAAATTATCTGAGGAGAGTAAAATATGATAATCGGCAAAACTCCGAACTTTGCCTACGGCAATTTTTCCTTTCAGGAAAAAGGATTTAATATGCGTTAAGGAGGAAAATCAAAAAAGAAAAACCTATATTGGAGGAAAATCAGAAGGATTAAGAAGATGAAAACAAAAACTGAAGAAGAACTTGAAAGAGAAATTGAGGAATATCAAAAAGATAATAAAAATTATTATTTTGAATGTAATAAATGTGGCAGAAGTTGGAATAACCCAGTACAAATACATTGTCCAGAGTGTCATACAACAGCAGAGAAAGTTCTAATCCAAGAAGGTTATTTTAAAGAATTACATGCAAAACTTGAAGGTTACAGAAAAGCAAAAGAAGAATTTAATAAAAAAGTTGAGAAGTTGAAATATTATCTTGATTGTGATTGGAGAAGTTATTCAAAAGAAACACAACAAGTTATTAAAGATATACAAGAAGAAATAGACAAAATCTTCAAAGAGGAAAAATGAGAACTATAAAAGATTTAAATGCTGAAGTGAAGGTAATCACAGAACTAAAAAGTTTTGCAGATGAATGGCTGGAATATTTCAGGAAAAAATATTCTATTGATGTCTCATCGATAGTTCCATTAACAGATAAAGATTATGAATTTGCTTCAATAGATAAATCAAAACAAGCATTATTTGCTTGTATGTTTATTAAGAGGTTTTTTGAAAGATGAAACAAGAAAGTTTGAGAACATTCGCTTTGTTGGAATTATTTGAAAAAGGTCCAGAATCTCTAAGAAAAGCTACAGAATGGACAGCATCTAATGAATTTATAACAGAGAATTTCCTTAATGAAATGCGGAGAAAAAGATTGATTAATTGTAAAAGATTTGGTAAGTGGGGGATTACTCCGAAAGGAAAAAAACATTTAGAAATGTTAAGAAAAAAGAAACAATATGAATTAAAATCTAAATTAAACAGGAGGTAAAAAAATGGAATATAACAATCGTGAAGGACACGTAGTAGCTATTAGCCCTAAAACTAAAGCTGTATGTATTAAATATGAAGATGACATTGAAGGAGAATGGTTTAACTTGGGACAAAGTGTTAAATTAGAATACATCAACAAAGGAGAGTGCGAGTTTAATTTCCAGGAAACAGAAGAAGGACAGAATAATATTTTAACTTTTGTTAAAATGAAAAAATCTGAGAAAAACTACAAAGCTTCAAACGGAAAATCAGGGTTTAATACAGGAAATTCCTTTGAGATGAATGATGAGACAAAGAGAATGGCTGCATTAAAATATGCTTCCAATATCTATCAAGGTTCAAGTGATGAAGAGAAATTCAAAAAGCTTGTTGGAAGCATAGGTTTTTTTATTGAAGAAGGCTATTGGCCAGTAGAAGAAGAAAAAGTTTAAAATGAGAAGGTATCTATTCCAGAAAGCAAATTGGCTTTTAAAAAATAGAGACCTAAAAATAATTAGCGAAACACCACATAGTTTGCGTGTGAAAGTTGGGGAGTATGAGGTTGTGGTTAAATATAGAAATCATAACCTTCTGCTTCTCTGCACCTGCACATCAGAAATAAAACAATCAAGATTATGCTCACATAAAATCGCAGCATTATCCTATTTAGCATGGAAAAAATCAAAATAGCAAAAGAAACAATGCACCCTTTATATCAAAAAGGAGATAAATTTGAGATTATAAAGTTAAATTCAGACCCTGATTTAGTGCCAATTATAGCGAAAAGGCTTAAAACAGGAGACATGTATGGATTTTACGAAGGTGAATTAGAATGATTACAGAAAGGCAAAAGCAAGTATTAAGAGAATTAGTTAATTTTAAGTGCGAACATTGCGGTAAGCATGAAAATAAAGCAGGAAAACTTGAACCTCATAGATTAGTAAGAGGTTACAAAGGAGGAGAATATGCTCCTTCAAATATTAAAATGTTATGTAAAGAATGCCACAAAGAATTTCATGGAGGTGAATTTACATGAAGTTTATCTGTAAAGAATGCCTCCAAAAGACAAACCAATCATCAAAATGGAAAAGTTAAAATTAATATAAAAATAAAAATCTAAATTAGAAGGCAAAAAAATGAAAAATAAAATAGAAAAAGAACTTAAAAGAAAAATTGGAAATCTCTTGATTAAAGAATTTGGCATAGAAAGTTTGCCTTCAACCTGCGATAATATTAAAGATTTAATTCCTTATTTAAAAAGAGAAGCAAAACAAGAATTTAAGAAAAAAGTTGAAGAATTAGAAAAAAAATGTAAATTAGTTGAACTATGGGATGGGACTGAATTATGGGTAGTTGAATGGCAAGAAATAAACAAAATTATCCGTCGTTTTGATAATGTTAAGAAAAAACAGAAAAATGTATGAAAAAATATCAGCAAATATAGAAAGCGAAGAAAGGCCAGAATTCCTAACTACTGAAACTGTAATTAAGTGGTCAAATACTTACAAAAGATTGGAAATGTTAGAAAAAGACGGAAAGTTTAAAACATATTCTATTAGAAAGAAAGCTCTTCGTTTTGTGGAAAATGAATGTATTGATTATGACAGAGAGAAAAAATGTTTTATTTGTAATCCTATTCCAGGATACAATTCCACAAAGTATGAGATAAAAAATAACTATAAATTCTCTTCTGGCTTTGAATGTAATTGCCAATTCCATCAGAAAGTTGTCGTCGATAGACCAGAATTAATGTGTTCACATTGCTTAGCATTATTATTACAATTAAAAATATGGAACTGGAAAAAATAAATGGGAAAAAGAGTAAAAAAGATTTGTGAAGAGTGTGGAAAAGAAATAGTCAGATTTAGAAGGTATAAATTTAGAAAAATATGTTTTAATTGTTGGAGAAAAAAGATGCATATAATTATGGTACCAATTAGAATCACCAAAACAATTAAATATCCATATAACTTAATGAGAGTATGGAAGTGAAAAAATTGGATAATCTTGGCGGCAAAGCTCAGGAAAAAGCAATTAAGATGAAATCCGAAGGAATGTCTTATTCTGCTATTGCAGATGAATTAAACAAAGAGTTTTTAAGTAGTTTAACAGATAATGATGTCCGTTCATTTTTGAGGAGACATGATGATGCAGCATTCAAATTAATGAAAGAAAGTAAAAACTTCAAAGTCAAAATGGCAAAACATTATTTTGATACATTAGAGAAAGTTAATGAATTATGTGATGAGATGTGGAAATTATTTTATGATATGAAAGATAATCCAGAATATACTCAAAAAGTTTTCTTTTGCAAGAAATGTGGTGCTTCAAATAATGTTAATATTCCTAATAGGTCTACTTTAGTTAAAATAGCAGAACATTTGCTAAATCAAATTAAACATGTTGATGCTGTTTTAGGCAGAATGCAGAAAAAACAATTAAATATTACTTATAACTTTACAGAATTGACTGCTAAATTACAGAAGATTATGCCTGAAATCTATGCCCGCGATGAGCGAAAAGGACTAATAAAAATAAAACAAAAAAGAAAAATAAAAAAAATAAAAGAATATGCTTGATTATTTAATAATATTATGGATGAGTCTTGAAGATTACTTTTCAGATTCTTCTATTCTATGTTAAATACCTTTACAAGTGATTTTGCCTTTAAATAGATTATGATATCTCAAAATTAACAAAAATCGCCTTTAAATATATATAAAAATTGTAGTGTTATTCACGAATAAATACAGAAAAAGGCATTTTCAGGCATTTTTTCAGGCATTTTTTTAGGCATTTTTTTAGGCATTTTTTTTTATAGGCAAAAATTAAAGAATTATATAAAAAATATTCAGGAAATTAGAAATAAAGAAAAAGATTATTTCTTCTTTTTTAAGATAAAAATATCTTTGTTGTCTTTCTTGCTGTCAAGCCACCCATTATAAGAAAAAGTATATTTATAAGTTTTATCTGTAATAAGATAAAATGTATTAATTGGAATATCCAAGCCATAAGAAGAGCTGCTTTCTATCCCTAAAACAAGCCTCTTAACCTTTGTCCCATTTACTAATAAACTATAATCTACTGATTTGACTATAAAATTTTCAAAAATCCCACAAATAAACTTATTCCAAAAGCCACCTTGTGCAGTTGAGATTATTAGATAGTCATTTAGGTGTGCGATTCTGTTAAAAAATCTTTTAAGTCGCTGCAGATTGTCGTTTCTGTTTCTTGTGTTGAACAAATCTGCAAACTCATCAATAAAGATAACACTATCTTTAGTTTTTAAGTTTAAAATATCTTCTTTGGAATGAAGGATTTTAATGCCTTTTTTCATTAGATAAGGGTGTAAACTTTCAGCTACACCCAAAACATAAACTTCTGTTTTATATTTTTCTTTGAAATCACACAGGAGATTTAAAACTAAACTTGTTTTTCCTGAGTTTACTCCCCCAATTACTCCCAAAAATCTGCTTTTTTCTAAAATTTTTTTTAACATTTTGCTGGTTTTTTCATTTTCTTTTATTTTTTGGTGTTCCTTTTTGGTATTTTGAAGGATATTTAGTTTTGAGTTTGATTTTATGAATCTTATTATGACAATTAATACACAGAGTCATACAATTAGACGGATGGTTGTTAAATTGTTGGGATAAAGGGATTTTGTGGTGAATTGTAAGGTTTTTAGTAGAACCACAATTTTCACAATATTTTTTTAAGTATCTTCTGCTTTTTCTTCTGATTTCTTTTTTCATTTTGAAATTTTAGTTTTTTGTTAGTTTTAATCCGATAGGAAGCAACCATAAAGAACAAAGAGGAAGCAAAGCAATAATAATGATTCCTATTCCTAAGGTTTTTTTCCATTTTTGTTTATTATGAATTGTTTTTTCTTGCTGTTTCATATTAGAATATAAGAATTATTATTTATAAACTTTTCTTACTATTTTTAGATTACAACAATAGATAGTTAATTATTGTAAAGTAGCAATAAAACTCTTGTCATATTCTCATAAAAGTTCTTGTCTGCGTCAGCAAACAAATAATAAATATCTATACTTAATCAATTAAGATTCATCCCTCTTTGGAAGAATAATCTATTTATATCTATTTATATCTGTTTATATTTATTTATATTTATATCTATTTTTTTAGTTTTTTAAGTATAATTTTTAAGAATTTTTTAGTATAAAATATACTACATAAGAAATAATACTCACTAAAAATAAAAATATTTACTAATTTTAAAGGGGGGGCTTTGTGATTTTTATAAGTGGAGATTTGTCTCTTAATAACTCTTAAATTTGTAGCAAAAAATTTCAAAAAAGACAAAAAAAAGAATAAGAACTCTCGATAAGAAAAAACAAGACAAAAGAAAACTTTATAAACTAAAATATCTTATAAATCATATGATATCCATATTACTCAACATAAATTTGCTCCAAATAAAATTGAAATTCCGCAAAGAGTAATATGGATTTAATAAAAAAATTAGTTAAAAAAAAGAAATTACAGAGATTAGGAAGCACTAATCTTGTTGTGCTTATTCCTAAAAAGTGGATTGATGCTATGGATTGGAATCAATATACTCATTTAATATTGGAGTGGCTACCGCATAGGAAAGCTATAATACTCAGTCAAAATGAAGAAATTAGTAACTCTCAAACCAAAGAACATAGAAAAAGTTTACCGATTAGCGAAGAAAGTGTCTGACCCTCGTTCAGTTAAGGGAAACTTCAGCAAAGCACTAAATAAAATAATTGAAAAATACGATGAATAAAGAAGAAAACAACCCACAAAATCACATACAATTAGCAATAAACTTTACAGACCTAATTAGAACTACACTCGGACCTCGTGGCATGAACAAAATGGTTGTAAAGGATGACAAAATTAAAACTCTCACAAATGATGGCGCAACAATCATCAACAATCTAAAAGGCGGAAATCCTATAGTAGACCTATTCAAAAACTTAGCAAAATCTCAAGAGGAAGCTGTTGGTGATGGAACAACTACCTCTGTAATTTTAGCAGGACAATTACTAAAAAATGCCCAAGATTTAATAAATAAAGGGATACATCCAACAACAATAATCAACGGATATAATGTAGGTTTGGCTAATTCACTTAATTTTTTAGAATCTAAAAAAGAAAAAGGAGATTTATCAAAAATAATAAAAACAGCTTTTGGAACAAAGATTAATCCAGATTTAATTAGATACTTAACAGAAATATTAATCAAAATAAAAGACCCTCATAACTTAAAGTTTATTAAAATTAACAATTCAGACCCATTTAAAACAGAAATTTTCAAGGGACATATTTTTGAAGGTTTTACTCGCAATGAATTAATGGAGAAAAAAGTTAAAGGAAAAGTTGCTATTCTTGACTTTCCTGTTAATTTAAAATTTGATAATTTTTCAGTTACTAACGCAGAAGAATTAGAAAAAGTGACAAATTTTGATATGGAATTAAAAAAAGGAGTAGTTGATGAATTAGTTAAAAATGGAGTAAAGTGGGTATTTTATACAGATACTTGTAAAGAATTTGATGCTTATTTAACTGATGCTAAAATAAGCGGGGTTGCGATTTTCAGACCAGAAGATACAGATGCAATAGCAAAAAGTCTAAACGCAAGACCAATTACCAATAAAAACCAGATAGAAGGACACATAGGTTATGGGGAAATTAAATATGAAAAAGGAGTTGATTCTAACCCTGGGAGAATTTATGTAAAAGGAGATATGGAAACATTAATTCTGCATGGACCTACTACCCAAACCTTAGACGAGATTGAGAGGGCAGTAGATGATTGTATAAGGTTGATGAGACATGATATAAGCATGATTGTTGGAGCAGGGAGTATTGAAATAGAAACTGCAAAATATTTAAGGAAGATTAAATTAGAAGGTAAGGAACAATTAGCTCTTGAAAAATTCGCAGAATCATTAGAATCTATTCCTATGATGATTGCTGAAAATTGCGGTTTAGATTCAATCGATATTTTAACTAAATTAAGAGCATCAGATGAAGATTTCGGAGTAGATATTAGAAAAGGGATTAGTAATGCAAGAGAAAGAGAAATTTTTGAACCAGTTTTAGTTAAGAAACATGCTTTATTTTCTGCTACAAATGTCTGTAATTTAATCTTAAAAATGGATGCCATACTTCAAGGATGATAGGAATTATAAGCGGTATTTCTGGACAAGATGGTTCTTATCTTGCAGAATCTTTATCAAAAAAAGGATATGAAGTTATTGGTCTGGAACGACGAGTAGTAAACAGACCAAAATCAAAATTTAAAATACTTGAATGTGATATTAGAGATTATTCCAGATTAGTTCAAATTATTCAATTAAAACCAGACGAATTTTATCATTTAGCAGCACAATCAGACGTAGGAAGAAGTTTTAAAGACCCTTTTGAAACATTTCAGACAAATATTATTGGAACCTTGAATGTTTTAGAAGCAATTAGAAAATTTTCACCTAAAACAAAACTTTATTTTGCAGGAAGTTCTGAACAATTCGGAAAAGTTCAAACTGAACCTCAAAATGAAAAAACTCCTTTTTATCCAAGAAGTCCATATGGAGTAAGCAAAGTTACAGGATTTCATTTAGTCAGAAATTATAGAGAATCTTATAATCTGTTTGCTTGTTCAGGAATATTATTTAATCACGAATCTCCAAGACGAGGAAAAGAATTTGTTACCAGAAAAATCACAAGAGCAGTTGCTAAAATAAAGTTAGGATTACAGAAAAAATTAAAATTAGGAAATTTGGATGCAAAAAGAGATTGGGGATATTCTAAAGATTATGTTGAGGCAATGTGGTTAATGCTGCAGCAAGATACTCCAGATGATTATGTTGTTGCTACTAATGAAACACATTCTGTCAGAGAGTTTTGTGATTTGGCTTTTAAACATGTAGATTTGGATTATAAAGATTATGTTAAAATTAAATCTGAATTTTTTAGACCTTGTGAAGTAAATACTCTAACAGGCGATTATTCTAAAGCAAAGGATAAACTTGGATGGGAGCCAAAAATTAAATTTGGAGAACTTGTAAAGTTAATGGTAGATGAAGATATTAATAGCTTATCTAAATAAGTTAGATTTTGCATTAGAAAGTTTGAGAAAATTTTCTCCAGATATTGAAATAGTTAAATTTAAGGTAAATCCAAAAAGAACAAAAGTTGTTGAAGAAATTTTTACTGAATATCTTAATTCAGATAAATTTACAGAAGATGTGATGATTTGGCATCCAGATATGCAGGCTACTGAGAATTGGTATGAAGAGTTAATGAAATACTATGATGAATTTGATGTTATTGGATGTAAATTAGTTTATCCAAATGGTTTAATTCAGCATTATGGAGGAGCAATAATGTCAGATGGAAGAGGATGTCATCCACATCAATATATGAAAAATATAGGTTTAACTAAACCTCAAGAAGTAGCATATGTAACTGGACCAGGAATGGTAATTAAAAAGAAAGTATGGGAAAAATGCAAATTTGATTTTCAATTTAATTATTATATAGACACAGATTTTTGTTTTCAAGCAAGAGAAAAAGGCTTCAGTGTTGGTGTTGTTCCAGTTGAAATAATCCATTATGAAGGAGAAGAAACTTTGAATATTCCATTATATGAAATTAAAAGAAAATTAAAAGAAAGCCACAATAAATTTGTAGCTAAATGGATGTATAGATTAGTAAATAAAAATGAAAGCAAGTGATTATATAGCAAAAAGAATAAAAAAAGAAACTCCAGTTGTATTTGGAATTATAGGTGGTGCTATAGTAAATCTGTTTGATAGTTTATATAAGCAAAAAATTAAAATAATAACTATGCACCATGAACAAGCATGTGCAATTGCTGCAGATGCCTATGCGAGAGTAAGTGGAAAGTTAGGAGTTGTTATTTCAACATCTGGTCCTGGAGCAACTAATTTAATAACTGGGACTTGTTGCTCCTGGTTTGACTCAATTCCTATATTAACTATTGCAGGACAAGTCCCAAAAAATCAATTAAAAGGAAAATCAAAAATAAGACAAAGAGGTTTTCAAGAAACAGACACAGTTACTTTATTTAAATCTATTACTAAATTTAGTAAAAGAGTAATAGACGTAAAAAAAGATTTAGAAAATGCTATGAACATTGCCAAGAGTGAAAGGAAAGGACCTGTATTTTTAGAATTATGTGATGATATTCAAAGAGAGGAAATTAAAGATATAGATACTATGAAAATTAAATTAAAAGAGAATATTAATATTAAAAAATCTATAGGACTAAAACAGAAAATAGAGAATTATATAGCAAAATCAAATAGACCTCTGTTAATTCTTGGTGCTGGATGCAAAATAGTTAAACATTCTATTAAAGAATTTGTAGATAAGCTAAATATAGCCACACTATTAACTTGGGGAGCAATGGACTTATTGCCAGATAATCATCCATTAAATTGCAGAGATTTTGGTGTTACTTCACAGAGAATTGGTAATTTTGCAATTCAAAATTCAGATTTAATTATATGTCTCGGAACAAGACTTGATACACACGAAGTAATAAACAAATGGGCTCAAAATGCAAAAAAAATAATAATTGATATAGATGATGCAGAATTAAAAAAACATAAAGCAGATTATAAAACAAAAATTAATTTAAAACAAATGCCTTTTCTTGAAAATAGAAAAGATTTTTCATCTTGGCTAAATAAAATTCAAATTCTTAGAAAACAATATCCTTTGCCAAAGACAATGCCATATGAATTTATAAAAACACTTTCAGAATATGCAAATGAAAAAGACATTATAATAACTGATGCAGGGCAAACTTTAGTATGGACTATGCAAGCATGGAAAGTAAAAGAAAATCAAAGATTATTATCTGCTTTCAATCATTCTCCAATGGGATATGCTTTGCCTGCAAGCATAGGTGCTTATTTTGCTAATCACTTCAAAAAACAACCAACTTACAAAATGAATAGAAATATAATTTGCATAACAGGAGACGGCGGATTACAAATCAACTTACAAGAATTGCAGACAATAGTAGGATACAAATTGCCTATAAAGATATTTGTTATTGATAATAAAGGATATGGAATGATAAAACAAACACAATCTGATTGGAAAAATCTTAAAGATGGAGTAGCTTGTGAACCTTATATGACTAAATTAAGTAAGATAGCTAAAGCTCATGGAATAACTTATAAAGAAATCAACTCAGAAAAAGATTTTAAAAGAATTCCATTATTTCTAAAATTAAATGAATCAGTTATTATTAAAGTTAAAATTCCAGATGGAACAAAAATTGAACCAAAATTAAAATATGGAGATGATTTTGATGACTTATCTCCAAAATTAAGTAAAGAAGAGAGGAGGAAAATAAATGGAATTCTCAAATCGTGCTAAAAGATTAATAGGACAGGGTATGTTTCAGATTAAATCTAAAGCAGAAACAATAGAAAGAAAAGGAAAAAAGTTATTACATTTTGAAATAGGTGATACTTGTTTTAATGCTCCAGAAATAGTTAAAAGAGCCTGTGTCAAAGCAATAAAAAGAAATAAGACCCATTATGTTAATCCCTTAGGGCTGTTTGAACTTAGAAAAAAAATTGCAGATGTGGAATGTGTTTATATAGAGAATGTTGCAGTAATCCCTGCTAATTTTGGAATATTTGCAGCATTGTCAATATTATGTAACAAAGGAGACAAAGTTGATTATCCTATTCCTGGTTTCCCAACATATAAGGCAGTATGCAATTATCTTGGACTAAAAAAAGGAAAAAACCCAAAAGTTACTATATACAATTCTCCAAATAATCCTACAGGAACATCTTATCACAAAAATGTAAATTCTAATTGGATTATAGAAGATAAAATATATGATGAGATGTTTTATGAAACAGAGATAATTTCTTCCCTTATGTTTAATAAAAAACCAAAAGGACAAATTATAATAAAATCTTTTTCCAAATCACATGCTATGCCTGGATTTAGATTAGGATATATGATTGCACCAAAAGAAATAATTGATAAAGTTGGACTTTTAATTGAAACTACTTATTCTTGTTTGCCTGAATTCATACAATGGGCAGGTTTAGAAGCACTTAAAATTAAAAGATATAAAATAAAAGAATTAAGAAAAAGAAGAGATTTGATGTATAATATTCTAAAGAAACATTATGAATTAAAAAAACCTCAAGGTGGAATTTATTGCTGGTGTAAATGCAAGGATGGAGAAAGAGAATTTGAAAGATTATTAAAAAAAGGAATTGTAGTATGTCCTGGAAAGGTATTTGGAAAGAAAGAATTTATTAGATTTTGTTTTGCAAGACCAATTAAAGAAATTAAAAAATTAGGAGAGAGATTATGAAACTTCCAGATGAAATCAATTATGCAGAAGCATATCTTACTTTAAGATGTAACTTAAGGTGTCCATATTGTATAAATGACCCAGATGATAAAGTTGTTAGGAACAGAAAAGAAATGTCAGGAGAAGAATGGATAGAAATGTTAAATAAAATAGATTTTGGAAATGTCCCATTAACATTAGGAGGAGGAGAGCCAACAATTCATAAAGATTTTTATCAAATAGTAAATGGAATAAATCCACTTACAAAATTAGATTTATTAACTAACTTACGATTCAACCCTATTGATTTTAAACATAATATTCCAAGAACAAAGTTTGCCAGGGTAGAGAACCCAGTATATAAAGCAATTAGAGTAAGTTATCATCCAAGTCAGATGAATCCAGATGAATTAATTTATAAAGCAAGGCAATTGCAGTTATTTGGATTTCCAATAGGAATATTTGGTATAAACCATCCAGAAAACATAGAAGCCAATATGCAAATGGCAGAATTAGCAAGAAAAGAGAAAATATATTTCTTTGTGAAAGATTTTTTAGGAGAGTATAAAGGAAAGTTATTTGGAAATTATTCTAATCCTGATGGAATTTCAGGAGCAAAAAAACAAGTAAAATGTAGAAGCAAAGAATTGCTTATAGGTCCAGAAGGAGATGTTTATAGATGTCATAGAGATTTATATAGAAAAGAAAATACAATAGGAAGAATTCCGTATGTAGATTTATATAAGTTTAGAGACTGTAATAATTTTGGAGAATGCAATCCTTGCGACTTAAAATTAAAAACAAATCGTTTTCTTCAGGCAGGAAATTGTCAGGTAGAAATTGAGGAGATTAAATGAGATTATTAGTTATGTGTTCATCTTTTAGAAGACCTAAGTATTTAAAAAAAATGCTTGAAAGCTTTGATAAAACTCAAAAAATGTCAGATATTGTTATTTATCTTCATGAAGACGACCCAACATTAGAAGAATATAAACTTATTATTAAAGGAAGAAACTTTGAAATAGGACCTCATAAAACAATGGTTGAAGTTGATAATTATTTTATAAAAAAATATCCTAATTATGATTTTTATCAGAATATTAATGATGACCATGTTTATATTAAAAAAGGTTGGGATAAAAAGATGACTAATAATTTAGGGGAAAGAATTGCTTATTGTGTTCAAGATGGAGATTTATTTGAGCATCCAACAGCAGAGATAGTCCCAAAAGCAATTATTAAAAAGCTGGGCTATTATATTTATCCAGCATTTTCTCAATATGGTTGTGATACTTATATGAAAAAAATTTTAGAAATTGTTGGTGGAGCAAGATATGATGGTTTTATTTTGCATAAATGTGCAAATCTTGGATTAATGGACAAAGATGAAAATTGGAATGATATCTACCATAGAAAAAGTGTAGAAAAAGGCGATGCTGCACTTCAAGAATTTATAAATAAAGGGGAATTAAATAAATTAAAATGAAAAGATTAATGGATAGTTCAAAAACATTATGGCATATGGATAGAGTAATTGAACATTTTGATAAAGGTAAAAGAATTGCTCCAGTTCATATTGATATGGGAATTTCTAAATTTTGTAATATTAATTGTGTCTTTTGCTATGGAGTTTATCAAAATAGAAAGAAAACAATAATCAAGAAAGACGCATTATTGCAAACAATGAGAGATGCAGGAGAAATTGGAGTTCGTTCTATAGCAATAATTGGTGATGGAGAACCAACTGTTAATCCGTATTTTTATGAAGCATTAAAAGTTGGAAAAGAAAGTGGATTAAGTCTTGCAACGTCTACTTCTGGAGTATTGCTTGACAACTATGATAAAAGATTAGCAGTATTAGAAAATACAGAGTGGATGAGGTTTTGTTTAGCTGCAGGAACAAAGGAACAATATAAGCAATTTCATAGGGTAGACCAATTTGATAAGGTAAGAAGAAATATTGAAGCGATGGTTAATTTAAGAGATAGTAGAGGATTAGAATGTGATATAGGATTACAAGCAGTGTATGTTCCAGGAATTATGAATGATGCTATGATTGATGAGGCAAAATTAGCTGTTGATTTGGGTGTAGATTATTTTGTAATAAAACAATGCAGTCTTCCTGAAGGAAATCAGAGAGTTGGAGATGTAGAATTTAACCCTATAGAATATGATAATCCTAAAAATGTAGAAGCCCTTAAGATAGCAGAAAGTTACTCTACAGAGAGGACAAAAATAATCCCAAAGTGGAATGTGATAAAACAAAAAGGAACAAAAGATTATAAAGGATGTCCTTCAATTCCCCTCATTTCTGAAATATCTGGAAATGGTGATTGGTATCCTTGCGGATATATGTTTGGTGAAAAACCAGAATTTGATGAATATAGATTTGGAAATTTACATGAAAAGAGTTTAAAAGAAATTTTTGAAAGTGATAGGTATTGGGATATTATTGAGAAGATGAAAAATTATGATGTTCAAAATGATTGTGCAGGATGTTGCAGACAGGACCAAGTAAATCGTTTTATTGATAATTATTTAAATAAACCAAGAGGAATTAATTTTATATGAAATCAACCAAAAAACATTTCCTTCTTGAAGCAAACGAGAGGATTATAAATGCTGAATGCGAAGAAAGTAAAGATTTAGAAATAATATATAAAGGAAGAAATATAACAAATAAAACACTCGCGATAATTATTTATGGAGATTTAAAATGAAAAAAAGAACCAAATCTCAAATAGGGAAAAAGAACAGACAATCTGGTGCTGCATTTGAAAGGAAAGTTCGTGCTGACTTGGAAGAAAAAGGTTGGGTTGTTTCACGATGGATGAATAATGTTGAGTTTTCTCCTACAATAGAAGCATGGAAAACTGAAGTTAGTTTAAAAGAAGGTTTAGTAAAAGAAGTTCCATTTGAAGGAAAACTAATCCCAGCCAAGCACAAGTTTAGAGGAATAGGAATACCGATGGTAATGGGAACTGGCTTTCCTGATTTTATTGCTTATGCTTTATATAAACTTCCAGAAAATATAGAAGAATTTGGATTTATCAATGGGTATGAATTTAAAGAAAATAATGTTATAGGTGTAGAATGTAAGTCAAATGGTTATTTAGATAAAATTGAAAAAGAGAAATGTAAATGGTTACTTGAAAATAATATATTTAGTAAGATATTAATTGCTAAAAAAGGCAAAAAAAGAGGGAGTATAGAATATGAAGAAATTAATCCTTAATGGAAATGTCTTTAATCCTACAGGAATTGCAACTGCAAATAGAGAAATCTGTAAAGAATTGGTAAAACTTGGAGTAAAAGTTCAAACAACAGACATATGGAGAGATACGTGGGATTTTAATATAGGATTAGAATACTTAAATCAGCCAATAAACGCAAGACCAGAAGAAGTGGTAACTTTATTTTCAGACTATCCAAATCATTGGCATGATGGACTTGGAAAGATATATGCTATGTTTTTACATGAAGGAACTGTATTGCCATTAGGATGGGCTGAAAGATTAAATACAGTAGAGAAAGTATTCGTCCCGAGTCAAGCAACAAAAAATTTGTTCAGGTGGAATGGTGTATCAAAACCTATAGAAGTTATCCATTTTGGAGTTAATGAGATTTATAAGCCAAAGAAATTCTTAAAAGAAGAGGAACTTGGAAAATTTTGTTTTTTATCAATAAACAGTTGGACTGGAAAAGTTGGAGATAGAAAAGGAACTGATATTTTAATTAAAGCATTTGACGAAGAATTTAAAAATGAAGATGTAAAGCTAATATTAAAGATTTCTACATTCTGGGAAAAAAATCCTCCTGAATTTTATATGGCTTCTATTAATTCAATATTAGGGCATCCAAATAAAAATATTCTTTTTAATTCAGAATATGCTAAAGAAGAAGATTTAGTTGAATACTATCAAAAAAGCCATGTATTTGTTTCTCCAACAAGGGGGGAAGCATTTGGTTTAACAATTTTAAATGCAATCGCGTGCGGGATACCAGTAATTGTAACAAAGGATAGAAATAGCGGACACATGGATTTCTGTCAAGATTTAGATAGTGTTCTCTGGATAGATGCTCCTGAAGTTGAACAAGGAGACCCAAGATTTTATGAAAAAGGAAATATGTTAGCAAAACCAGAATTAAAATCCTTACGCAAACAAATGAGATATGCTTATGAAAACTATAAATCTTTAAAGCTAAAAGCATTATTAAATTCAGAAAAAATAAGAAAAGAATTTACTTGGAAAAAAACTGCGAAGAAAATTATGGAGGAAATAAATGGAACAAGAAATTGAGGTTGAAGTTTCAGAAGAAAAAGAAGAATGACTTATACAAAAGTTCATTTAATTGATTGGATAGATGGTCCATTTAAAAAATATGATGGGAATAGTGGTTGGCTTACTGGTCTTAGTGCGACAACCCCTACAGTTAATACAACAATAGTGAAGAAGATAAATAGTTCTCTTAATGTTCAAAAAGATACATCAAATTATTATGGGCTGCTTGATTTATATCTGGATAATACAATTACTCTGCCAAGAGGTTCTAAATTAAAAATTTATATGTATGTAAAACCTGGGCATAATATTGATAGGGTTCAGATAGGATTGGGTTCTGGTAGTTATCTTCAAACAACAAGCTGGATGAAATTATCTGATATTCTTGACCCAAACGAAGGATGGGTTAATTGGAGCATCTCTGGTTTTAATACAACAAAAAAATTTAATTATGTTAGATTTGGATTTAGTCTTGGTCCAGGAAATGAAAAAGTCTTAATTAAGGAAGGAGAACTTGTTTTAGATTATTATCGTTACACTACTGAGGAAGAATATTCTGCTACTGGGTCTCCTCATGGGGGGAAATTCGCAAAATCTAAATGGGGAAGAGTTTTAACACCTACTAAAAAAATAAATAAGGCACTTGAAAATGGATAATATCTCTTGGTGGCATACTTTTGATTTTCCAGAATTGAAAACAAAAGGTAGAGATAAAACTCAATTAAAATTAAAAGGTTTGGGTATCCCAAAGGATTTAAGGGAATGGAGTGTTTTAGATGTTGGTGCTTGGGATGGTTATTTTTCTTTTCTTTGCGAAAAACGTGGAGCGAAAAAAGTTTTAGCAATTGATACAGTTACATGGCAAAGTAAAGAATTATGGAGCCCAGAAAAATCTTCTTATCTTCCTCACACAGGCAAGGCAGGATTTAATCATGCAAAAAAAGTCTTAAAATCAAAAGTCGAAGACAAGGAAATAGAAGTAGAAGATATAACAATAGATAAAGTAGGAACATTTGATTTAGTTTTATATTTAGGAATCTTTTATCATATGGAAAATCCTTTCAAAATTTTAAGAAACTTATATCAAATCACAAATAAATTACTTATAATAGAAACTCATACAGATGGAAATTATTTATCTATTCCTGCTATGATATTTTATCCAAACAATGAATGTAATAATGACCTTGGAACTTGGTGGGGACCAAATCTTCCTTGTCTCATAGAAATGTTAAAAGTTATTGGATTTAAACCGAAATTAAAATCTGTAGGAGGAAATCGTGCAGTTATACATGCTTACAAATGAAAATTTTAACTTTTGGGGATAATCCCAAAACAAGCACAGGTTATGGGCAGATATGGGACAATTTATTAAAGAGATGGACTAAATTGAGACCAGATTGGAAATTTTATCATGTTGGTTGGCAGAATTGGGATAGGCCCCACCAAACAAAAGATGGTTATTTCATTTTGCCAAGAGGAGGAGATGATTATGGTGCCGATGTTCTTCTCGAAAATTTAATGACTTATAAGCCGAATTATTTTATCACTTTGTGTGATGTGGGAATTCAGAGTTCTTATGTTGATTCTTTCTTCGAAGCAAAAAAGAGAGGCTATAAGGGTAAATGGATTGCTTATCTTCCTATAGATAATGAAAGCTGGGAATATCTTCTTTGGAATAAGATTTTAGAATGTCCTGATTTAAATGTAGGAATGTCAAAATGGAGTGCAGAGTCCATGAGAAATCATGGTGTTCAAAGAGTGAAGTATATCCCTCTTGGAGTGGATATAGAAGAATTTAATATTTTGAAAGAAAGAGAAATAATAAGAAAGAATTATGGATTATCTAATCATTTTGTCGTAGGGTTTGTTGGAAGAAATCAAAGAAGAAAAATGATTGCTCATTTAATTAAAGGATTTTCTCAGTTTAGTAAAGGTAAAGATGATGTTAAACTCCTGCTCCATACTGATGCTGTTCCGTCAAAAAAATATCTTGGTTGGTTGATGGATAGCTTAAATGCAAAAGCAGAAGCAGAACAAGATTCAGATATTGTAAAATTCCAAAAAATTCAATTAACAAAATCCAATCTTGGTCCAGGAATGAGACAAAGAATTCAAGCAAAATCAATGAACGAAATATATAATATGATGGATATATTCTGCTACGCTACTGGAGGAGAAGGATTTGGATTACCTGGATTAGAATGCCAAAGTGCAGGAATTCCATTAATGATGACTCACACATCCTCTTGTGATGAACTTACTGGAAACGGAACGCATGGAATTATTATTCCTGTATTAGAAGATAAATATAGGAGATTAGTTACTGAAATTGGAGCTAATGGAATAGAAAATGCTGTACCAGACGATAAAGAAATTGCGAGATTATTAGAGATTTATTATAATGACTGGAAATCTGGAAAGAAAATCTTAAAAGAAAAATCTAAACAAGCAAGAAGATTTGCTCTAAAATACAATTGGGATAAAATTGCAAGGCAATGGATTAATCTCTTTGAAGAAGAATATGGAAAATGAGAACAATCAAGGAAATACTGAAAGGAACAAGTTATCATGAAGGAACTCTTGAATATTTTTGGGCAGAATGCCTTTCTGATTACATTTATTTTGCAGAACATGTTTTAGGTTTTAAAATTTCTTCTTATCATGAAGAATGGTATATCTTTGCAGAAAAATTTAAAAGATTATGTATAATTGCTTTTCGTGGAAGTGGAAAGACTTATTTCTTTGCAGGATATTATCTCTGGAAATCTATTTTTCAATGCCCAAGAGAGACACTTATAATTTCAAAAACAGAGGCTCAAGCTAAAATGGTTTTGAAGATTATCAAAAACATGATAACTCAGAATGAGATATTAAGAAATTTTATGCCAGAAAAGAGAGAAGCGACTTGGAAAGCAACAGAATTAGAATTAATTAATGGTTCTATATTCTACTGCAAACCATATAATGAAAATGTTCGTATGTGGCATCCAGATGATATTCTATGTGATGAGATTGGAGAGTATGAAGATAAGTCTATTTTTTGGACCGCTGTTCTTGGGACAATCCAATTGAAAAGAGGAAATGTCATAGGGATTGGAACTCCAAAGTCTGCAGTTGATTTACTTGCAGAACTCAAAGAGAATAATGAATATATGTGTAAAGAATATCCTGCAGAAATAAATGGAGAGCCTTTATGGCCTAAGATGTATACAATGTTGAATTATGATACTGAAACCAAAAAAAGTCTTCCTAAAATAAAAAGAGAAATTGGAGAGTTGCCTTATGCACAGGAATATATGTTAATTCCAATTAGTTCTGCAAATTCTTTGTTTCCTATAGAGTTGACTTCTCAAGGTTTAATAAATGATGAGGGATTTCTTCCATATGGAAAGAAAGAAGAAAAATATTATATTGGTTATGATATAGCTCGTTCACTTAAAGGAGATTATACTGTTATGATTGTGTTGGGAGTTAATAGTGATAGAAAATATCTTGCAAAAGGTTTGAGATTTAGAAAAAATTTTGATGAACAAAAATTATATTTAAAAACATTATATAAAGAATTTTCACCTTCAAAAACATTGATAGATGGTACAGGGATTGGTGAAAAACAAGCAGAAGAAGTAGAAAAAGAATTTGATAATTGTGAGATTATTAAAATCACTTATGATGAAAAGTATAAGATGTTATTAGATTTACGACAAGAATTTGAGAGGTTTAATATTGTTCTTCCAAATGACAGAGATACAGATTCTTATAAGTTCACACAACAATTAATAGCAGAGCTTAATGATGTTTCATTAGATTATGATTTACGTCCTGGACAGTCAACGAGACCAAAATTCCGTTCAGGAAAATATGATGATTGTGTGATTGCTCTTGCATTAGCAAATAAAGCATCACAATCAAGCTACGGAACTTTATCTATCCGAGGAGTTGAATGAATTCCTTATTGGATTTCTAAAAATATCTATTGTTACGTATCCGTTTGTTGCAGTTAATGAACCATCTCTAAATCTAAGCAAGATAGTTTTATAGAATTCTTCTATGAGCTTGCTTTTATTCAAATTCTTTTCTTTGCAGAATTCTCTAAAGGCCTCTTTTATTTTTTTATTTATTTTTACATATTCTCCTATATCTTCTTCATAATTATATTTTCCTATTCTCACCATTTTATATAAAAAGAACAACAACTATATAAATTTAACTTATTTAGGGTATTTATGGAAAAATCAGTGCAAAACAAACCACAATTAAGCAAAACAGCACATATAAGGGGATTTGAAGAAGGCTGGGTTCCTCACCCAGAGAATTGGGGCATAGATAAAAGTCTTTTTACTTCTGAAACTTCTGTAAATCAAGGGGATTTATATAAAGTTGTAAAAAAATCTCCAGAAGTTGTTGGGTGCATCTCTGCAATTGTAGAAGACATCATGGCTGATGGTTGGGAATTTGAAACAAATAAACGTTCATCTGGAAAGAAAACAGTTGAAGATGCTCGTAAATTTCAGATAAAATCAAAGTTTTATAAAGTAATCACAAATGCTCTATGGGAACTGATGATGACTGGGAATTCTTACATACTTAAGTTATCTGTAGATGTAGAGAGAATTAAATCAGTTATTTCAAGATTAACAAAAACTCTTGCTAAAACGCATAATGTAAAGTTAGAAGAAAAGAAAGCATTTGAATTTATTAAACAAGATTTTGAGAAACCACAAGATTTACAGCTTTTAAAATCTTCAACAGTAAGGATTAATTTTGATGAAACTGGAGAAATTAGCTCATATCAACAAACAGTGCGAGGGAAAGTTAGAGTTTATAAATCAGAAGATATAATTCATTTAACATTAAATAATATTGGTGGTCAACCTTATGGATTTACTCCTCTTGAACCATTATTATCTGATATTGCTACATTGATATTTGCTAAAGAATTTGCTGGAAAATATTTTGAGAATGATGGTGTTCCTTATTTTTTATTTAATCTGCCAGAAGCTTCTCCAAATGATAGGAATTATAAGTTACTAAAAAAAGAATTGAAAGAATTAAAAAAGAAAGCAAATAAATATAGAACTTTAGTCACTACTGGAAATATAACTGCTGAACAGATTAATAAATTTAATAAGGATATGGAATTTACTAAATTGATTAGACATTTTACTCAAATAGTTTTAATTGCTTTTGGAGTTCCAGCACATAGAATTAATCTTACTCTTGAGCAAAAATCTGGTGGAGCAGAACTTGGAAAAATAGAATCAGGATATTACAAGAAAATCGCGTTTATGCAAAAGGCATTAGAAAACGATTTGAATAGAGACCTGTGGTCTGCCTTCGGCGTAAGGATGGTTTTTAATAGAGCATATAAAATTGATGAGATAAGAGAAGCAGAAGTAATAAGAATTCTATCTGAGATTGGAGCAATAACTATCGAAGAAGCAAGAAAGAAAATAGGAATGTCAGCAGAATTGCCAGATGGACATCCTGCAGAATCTATTGGCAGTGACAAGCGTATTAACATGGAGCAGGATAGTCGAAGACAATCAGGACAAGAAGAAAAAGAAGATAAAATGGATAATAAATTAAAATCTTTTGATGGAGCAATTGAAATTTCTCTTGAAAGATTTATTCGAGTAGTTGAATTAAAGCTTGGAGCAGAGAATTTTGACCAAGCGAATATTCTTTATATAGAAACTCCGCAAGAATTTATATTATATTTCCATGATGGAAATTGGAAATATAAATCAAGGATTGATAAATCTAAAATTGATATAGAAAGATTTAGAGTAGAAATGTTAAGGAATGCAACTAAAGTAATAATATAATTTTATATAAAAAAATCATAAGTTTATTAAAAAATAAAAGATAATCTTTCTTAATCAAAAATGCCACAAAAATTAGATGAAATACATGATGCTGTTGTGAGACGGCTGAAAGGGAAGATTAATCCCAGAACAGGAAAGCCTTATTCTGAATCAGAAATGTGGGCTATAGCAAGAGCACAATTTGAAAAATTAAAAAATAAAAGCTTCCATGTTAATGCTCCAGTATCAAAGTTCTGGGAAGAAGATGTTAAGGTAGAAAAATCTATCTCTTCAAATGGAAAATCCAAAAAAAGATTTATTGAAGTAACAGTTTCAGGATTAAAAGAAGATAGAGAAGGAGAGATGATGTCTCAAAAAGCAATAGATAATATGATTATGCAATATAAATCTGGGAATATCCCTTTTTTCTCTGACCATGGTCAAGTTGATGGTTTGCCAGTTTATAGTTGGAAAGGGATGATGGGTGTTTGGGTTGATGCACATCAAGAAGATGATAAACTTAAGGCAGTAGTTAGATTGAATAATGCTCATCCTGATGCTGAATTATTTTGGAAATTTGTTCAAGAAGGAATGCCTATTTCTTTTTCCATTGGTGGAACTCCTCTCGAAGAACCAACAGAAATTGAAATAGAAGAAGAAATCATTTCTTCAAAGAAAACTGACTTTGTTAAAGCAAAAATAATTGATATGGAAGCAGAAAGAAAGAGAAGGAATATGTCTGTAGATGAATTTTATGCAGCACCGAGAGACCCGCCAAGTGCAAGTGCTCTACCCATATTTGATGCTGCTCATGTAAGAAATGCTATGGCAAGATTTAATCAAACTAAATTTAACTCTCCTGCGGAAAAAGCAAAGGCGAAAAGAAAAATCCTTGCAGCTGCAAATAAATTCAAAATTGATGCGTCTGGATTTGAAGGAAAAAATGGAAAGGAAAAAGAAGAAAATTAAAGTTCATGGCTTAATTAGCTTATATGAAACAAGTGCTGTTGGAATAGGAGCTTATCCAGACGCACATTTATCTCATAATTCATTTTCTCTATGTAAAGCCTTGACTACTCAGAACTCACCGAGTTCAATGTTTTATAGAGAAATTGGAGAATTAAATAAAAAGGAGGTTATAATGGAAGAGACCGAAGAAACTAAGACAGAAGAATCAGAAGTAACTGAAACTCCAGAGACTAAAAAGACTTCAGAAGAAGAATCTACTGAGAAGACTTCAGAAGAAGAAACTTCAGAAGAATCTGAAGACAGCAGCGAAACCGAAGAAACAGAAAAATCTGTAAAGGCAGAGCTTGCAAAAGCTATTTCTGAGCTCGCTAAACAATTAAAAACTGAGAGAGGGCTTGTAGAAAAAGAAAACAAGATAGAAATGACTAAGAAAGCTTTAAGTGAAATGTCTTTAGGAGAATTAGCTGTGATGCAAAAAGATTCAAATGGACATCGTCTTTTCTCAACATTCTAAAATGGCAGACATAAAGAAAGCTTTAGTAGAAAGCACTGATGCTGCTGGTGGTTATCTTGTTCCAGAAGAATGGTCAAACAGGCTATTGGCTTTTGTTAATAAGAAAACAGTAGCAGTTCAGGATTTGGATGTCAGACAGATGAAAACAGACGTACAATACATTCCAAAAGTTACAGATGGGACTACTGCTTATTGGGTTAACGAAACTTCTTCGATTACTGAGGCAAGACCAAGTTATGGACAGATTACCTTAACTGCTAAGAAGATTGCTGCTCTTTCCTATGTATCATCTGAATTGTTAGAAGATAACAATATTGATGTAGCAAATCATTTGGTTGAACAAATGGCTACAGATGTTTCAATTGAAATAGACAATGAGATATACAATGGAACTGGAGGAACATTCGAAGGTTTAAGGTATACAGGCTCATTCACAAATGCTGTAGATGGTGCTGGAAATATCAATGCTACTGCGGCTGATGGTACAGGGTCTACAATAACTGGTGGAGCAATTTCTTTGAGCACAATTTCCAAAGCAGTTACAGAAGTCTTAAAAGATAAGCATGACCAACCAAATGTTTCTTATTGGAATCCAAGAACAATTGGAAGTTTAATTCAGTTGACAGACGCTAATGCAAGACCACAATTGAATCAGGAAACATTCGGAAGTCCACTGGTACGTGAAGGTGTATTCTTCACAATCTATGGTACAAAAGTAAGAAGTTCAACTCAGGTTCCAATCAATTTGACATATGGAACAACTGCTGCACTTAGTGGCAACTGTTCAGATGCTCTTGTTGGGACAAGCAAGATGTTTGGTATTCTTGGACAAAGAAGGAATTTCATTTGGAAACAAGATTACGATATCGAGAGTGACTATTACAAGTATCAGACTACTGCAAGAATGGCTTTTGCTATTAAGTACGCTGATGCATACTGTCTAATCCGTGGAATAACAGATTAATTTTTTTATATCCTTAATTTAATTTTTTTAAGGATTTTTTTATTTTAGCCGAAGGCGAGATAAAAAGTCGAAGACAAAAATGGGAACATATATTACTCCAGAAGATGTCTGGAAACAATTAGGGAAAGATGCCTTTACAAAATTAACTGGCGAGGCAGTTGGGACAGGAGACGGTTCTACTTCTACATGGCAATTAGACCATATGAATGTTATTTCAGGAAGTGATACTATCTATACTGATGGTACTGCTGTTTCAAGCTATAATATAGATTTGGATAAAGGAGAGATTACTGGATTGACTGCTGCTTCAGGCAGTGCAATTACAGCAGATTATTGGTATGGAGATATTGAAGATTCTCAAATTCAATCTATTATAAATCAGGCAGAAGGATTAATGGAAGAGATGACTGGAAGAACTTTAGCAACAGCCTCCACAACCGAATATTTGGATGTTGAATACGGACAAACAGAATTTTTTGTTAGAAATTATCCTGTAATAACTTTCTCTGCTGTTAGTGCAAATACTGCAAGTTCGCTTGGAGATTCTCCAGCATGGAGCGGAAGCACACAAGGATTAGGTAATGATTTTATTTCAAATGCAAATGATTTGAAAATTGGAAGATTTGAATATATTGATAACAAACCACCAGCAGGAAGGGACAGATTAGCAGTCACCTATACTTATGGTTATACAACATCAGATGCAGGATTTAAGATAGCACAAGAATTATCTACATTATTAGCTTTAAGACAGATGGTACATTCTGCAGTTTATAAAGCAATATTCAAGGGACAAGATAATTTTAGTCCAGTTCGTCTCGATGAGATTGAAAACAGAATTAAAGAATTAAAAAATATCCTTAAGGCTCAAAGCATAGAGCCTATATAAAATCGAAGAAAATGGCATTGACGAAGTCAAACATATTTAGTGAAAGTTATAACATAGTCAAAACTTTTTTAGAAGGAATTTCAGGTTTAGACCCAAGAAATAGAATGAAACCTAATTGGATTCATTCTTCTATGCCTAATGTAAGTGCCAGAGGATTTGAAGGTTATCCTTTTATTGTTATCTCATTAGATGTTAATGAAGAAAATAAGTCTTTTGATGTTGACACTTCTGAAAAAATTTTTAGAGTTTTAATTAAAGTCTATTCAGATGAACAAACAGAGGTGGACACAATTGCAGATTTAGTACATAATAACTTTAAAGACCAAACTAAAATGAATGAATTTCAGGCGAGAGAAATGTCTTCTTCTCCATTTGAATGGACTATGGACCAAAATGGAAAGAAGATTACTTTTAGAACATTAGGATTTATAATGAGGAGGAGAATATGAATCAGGCAATTGTTACTGTTGTTGGAATTAGGAATGTTATAAAAGGACTTATGTTAATTGGAAAGAGAATAGAAAAAGGTTCTGAAAAAGCAGTGCATGATGTAACTGAACTTGGGAAAACTACTGCCCAGAGTTTAGCACCTTTCTTTACTGGAGAATTAATATCAGCTATAACAACAAATCATTTTCAACAAAATAAAGAAGGATGGATTATTTCCTCACAGCCAAAAGGAGATGCAATCCCAACAAATATTTTATTCGAGGAAGGGACTTATCCAAATCCAAGAGACCCCCAGACTTTGAGATTTATGACAAATACAAGAAATTTCCTCGAAGAAGAATTAAGTCGACGACTAAATTTAGAAATAAGTGAGGTTATAAAAGAATGAAATGTGAAGTAAATAAGGAGGAAAAATGGCAATAAGCAATAACAAAGCTTGGTATGATAAAGCATTTATTAGTGTGAGTAAGAAAGGAACAGCAACTGAAGTTCAACTTAGAACAAAAACTACATCTATAGGAATTTCTCGCGGTTGTTTTGATATTGAATCTATGGAAACTTTTGGCGGAAAAATCAAGAGACAAACTACACGAGATGATTTAGAAATAAGTTTTGATGGAATTCCTACAAGTCTTCAAGATTTTGATTGGGCATTTCATGGAGCATCTAATACAGCAACTTCAATTACTTCAAGTTCAATCGAAGAATATAGAGTAACAATGTTATGGACAGACGATACTTCAATTACATCTGCGACAGCTGCTATATCTACAGCAAATGAAGCATATAGAGAAATTTATGCTAATTGTAACATGACAAGTTTAGAAAAAAATATGGATGCAGGAGAACATTTAACTGCTACAATGACTTTCAAACTTGCTTTTGAAGACGATTCAGGGAGTGTAAATTGGAAGAAAGAAATGTGTGACACTTCAAGTACTTTAAGTGCAGTTCCAGCATATTCTGGCTCAACTAAATTTTAGGTATTAAGATTGGAAGTAGATAAAATAACTGAGAAAAGAAAGACAAGCTTTACAATATCTGGGATTCCAATTAAAACATTAAAGGAATTTAAAAAATATTGTGAAGAAGAATGTGGAGATATTTATTCAATTGGTATTTTTCAATTATTAAAAACTAAAAAGATGTGGGATAATTTAGTCCCTTTGATTGTTAATCTTATTCAAGAGGTCGAAGACCTCAAGAACCCAACTAAATTAAAGGAGATTAAAACATTCGGAGAATGAGCAAATTAAGTAATCTTGTAGGAAAAAGCAAGAAAATTCAAATTGCAGGGATTGAACTTGAAATAAAACCGCGAACAGTTGAAGATATTGACTTAATCGTCAATCTTGGAGATGATGAGAAAAAAGGCGAAGCCATGAAAGAATTAGTTAAACGAACTCTTAAAGAAGCGGTTCCAGATGCTACTGATGAAGAAATCAATAATATAGCATTTGAACATTTCACAAAATTAACAAATGCGATTGTAGAAGTAAACGGCTTAAAAAATGCAGAGACCGATTGAGATACAAAAATTAATGAATAGAAAGGGATACTCAAACATAGTTGGAAATCTGTTTTATTCTTTGATGGTTAATTGTCATCAACCATACTCTGAAATAAAAAAAATTCCAATTCCTCTTGCATTAGCTCTCTTAAAAAATATTAAATTAGAACAAGACAAAATTAAAAAACAATCTAAAAAGAAAAAATGGTAAATGATATTATAATCAGAGTTAAAGTAATTGATGAGGCACGTAAAAATTTGGAAAAATTGGCAACACAATTCAAGACCATGGATGCAGCATTAAAAGAAGCTGGGGTTCCTTTAAGAAGTTGGAATAAAATAGCAAAACAGAATAATTTAGAAGTTCTTAAAGGTGGAATGGTTCTTGATAAATTAACAGGTCAAACAATGTCTTATGGAAAGGCTGCAAGAGTTGCCCAGATTAATACAAGAAGATTTAGAATGGAGTTTTTAGGAATTATGTTTTTTGGTATGCAGTTGCAAAGAACATTTAAAGGAATGACAATCTCTACTACAAAATTCTTTATGAAAGTAACTGAAGGACAAACAGAAGCAGGACAAGCAATTACAAGATTATCTGCAAGTTGGCAATTTCTTAAATTTTCACTTGGAGAAGCTATTGCAGAATTTATCAAATCTACACCTTTTTTATTGGATATGTTAGATACCCTTTCCCAATGGGTTCAAGAAAATAAAAAATTATCTGCAGGAATAGTATTGAGTTTATTAGTTATAGGTTCTGGAATGTTCACATTTGCCCAATTAGGTCTTGCTGCACAAGCATTAGACAAAATGTTCCCAGCAGTTGCTAAAGCAATAAAAGGAGGGTTTGGTAAGATATTTGCATCAGGAATAAAAATTGGTGTTTCTCTTTTTCTTGTTTGGAAAGGATACCATGATATTATGGAAGGAATCAAAGAAGGAGATATGTGGAAAAGTGTTAAAGGAATTTTGGAAATGGGATTAGCAGGAGCAATAATAGGAAGTATGATTGCAGGCTTGGCAGGAGCAGGAGCAGGATTTCTTGTAGGTATTTCTCTTGGATTGGTAATAAAATGGTTTTTTGTTAAAGGAAAACAGATTTCTTTAGAAGAAGAAATGGAAATCCAAAAGGAAAGGACAAGAGAACTTGAAATTATGGGAAAAATTACTCCAACAATTGAACCACCTAAAATAGAAATTCCAGAGATTAATACAAGCAAATTTAAAAAAGACTTAACAAAAGCAGATGAATATATAAAAACTTTTAAAATTAATGCAACTCAAGATGTAACAGAAATAAGTAATGAATGGCAACAGCAATGGCAACACGCACTGGGAATTAAAAAATTATCTTATCCTCTTGGGTGGATGTTAATCCAAGTAGAAAAACAATGGGAAGCAATGTCAACAAAAGCACAAATGGAAATTTGGAATATAATAAATGAAATAAATAATATTCCCAGAGAAGTTGTAACTATCCATAGAGTAATAACCGTTTATGAGAGAGGAGGTGTATTATGAGCTGGATAGATGAATTAATTGGAGATTTAAATAAAATCCCCAAAGAAGTTGAAACTAAAATTTTAGTTTCTCAAATTAAAGATGAAATTTTTGAAGAGCTCCATGATATAATAAAAAGAAAAACAGGAGGTATCAGATGACAGATGCAAGACTTTCAAATTCAAGTGTTACAAGTTCTGCAGTAGTTATGCGCGGAAGCGAAATTAATTATAGTTGGAATAATTTTGTCGAAGAAAATCCAATTCCAAGTTTATTTAATTCAGATGCAGACAGCCAAACAGGAAATGCACAAACAGAAATTCAATGGATGGGCTGGGCTAATCCAATTTATAAAATCCAAGGGATACTTGATGAGGATGGAGATGTAAGTAACAGGATGACTTTTAATTTATTAAAAGATTTTGCTTCAAATACAGGTTCTAATTTATATCTTTTTGATGATTTATTTTGTCCATCAGGAGCAAAAGTTATCATAAAGAACTTTAACATTTTAAGAATGGCGAGATATAAGAATACTTCAAAGTATACTTATTCATTAAATCTTATGGAGACATTATGAAAGTTCCTAAATATCGGGTAGAATATACTCCTGTTGATGGAAGCGCCACAAACATAGATGTTCTTTCATTAAAAGTTTCTTACGGGATTGAAAATGTAAAAGATGTTTTTTCTTTTAAATTAATTGATAAAAATAACTCTTATGAATTTGATTTGGACGATACAATTAATATTTATCTTCATTATGTTGGAGAAGAAGAAGTTTTAGTTATGAATGGAATAATTGAAGAAATAGGAAACACAGCAAATGAAAAAAATAATATTACTACAATTAAAGGAGCAAGTATTATGGAAGTTTTATTAAATCATCAATTACCTGCAGATTATGATAATCAAACAGCAGATTTTATGATACAAAATCTTTTAGCTCGTTCAAGGGATATAGAAACAAATCCTAATAAAAAAATAAATTGGGATGGTTCAAATTCTTCTACAAGTTTAACAAAGGATTATCATACACAATATAAGCCTTTATCTGAACATCTTGAAGTTTTAAGCTCAAATGAATATACAGGAGACGGGCAATATATCTATTATTTGGATATGGAAACTAATTCTTTAATATGGAAAGCAAAATCTTCTTTTATTAGTGGAACGATTGATTATGGAACAAACACGATTTCTCAAAATAGAACTAAAAGTAGTGATGAAACTCTTAATTTCATTATAGTTAATTGTGGTAAAGATATGGAGGGTGCTTCAATTCACACTTATAAAATAAATACAACTTCTATTGGAAAATATGGAGCCAGATATAAATATGAAGTTTGGGAAGAAATATCTAATGAATTAAGAAATACCCGCCCTGATTTAACAGGGAATAATCAAAACTTTAGAGACGCCGCAATAGAGGAAGCAAAATTAAGAGCTAATAAAAAAATAAATTTACAATCTAAAGGAATAAATAAAGATGTTATTATAATTCCTGGAAGCACAAATTATTCTCCAGGAGATAAGTTTAATATTTCTCTGCCTCATTCTGGGTGGACTTTAACAAACAGAAAAGAATTAAGATTAATGGAAGTAGAACATAATTTTGATAAATCTGGTTGGTGGACAACTCTCAGTTTTGAGGAGGATGTATAATGGGTATAAAAGAAGTAGGAAATTTAATTGGAGCTGATATGAACGAACAAGACCAAATTAAAACTCAATTTGGTTCTTCAGATGTAACTGCTTATTTTGAATTATTTGACGACGAAGTCTCCACAAAAGACAGAGGCTTAAGAATAAATCAAAGAATACTCACTGGCAATACACTAATTTGGGGGCATCCAACTGGAGGAATTTGGGGAACAAATGAATGGGGAGATGATGCTTCTGCTTTTGGAAATTGGTCTATAAATCGAATAATTCATCCAAATAGAAGATATATAGATAATTTTAATGATGATTTTTTTAAAGATACTACAAATACAAATGCTAATTGGGGAACAACAGGAACAATAAATTTTACTGGTGGAAGCCTGACGGCAAGCAGTTTAACAGTATATAAAAATAATGAAACAATTAATTCAGCAACTTTGACTGCTGTTGATTCTGGAAATATTAATTATGAAATGTCTGCAGATACAGGTTCTAATTGGGAATCTGTTAGTTCTGGAATAAAACATACATTCACGAATACTGGACAAGAATTAAAATGGAGGGCAACTGCAACAAGTAAAGCAAATATTTCAAGCATAGAAATAGAATATTAATTTTATATAAAAGTAGTTTATATAAAAAAATAATAATTAATAAAAAAGCATTTTCCTTAAAAAAAAGATGGTGTTTACTAAAGCTGGAAGAAATGTAGTGAGAGATTGGTTAGCAGGAGATAGTGCTACTGCACCAAATGCCATTGCTGTAGGAACTGGAAGCACTGCAGCAACAAATGATGATACTGCTTTGATTGCAGAAGTTTTTAAAGAAACAGCAAGCGCGTCTAAATCTCCTTTTTTAATTCAATATGAAATGATAATGGATACTCTCGATGCAACAGGCAATACTCTTGCTGAATATGGATTATTTAATAATACTGCAACTACAACAGGCACAATGTTTACAAGAAATACTTTTGCTCCAATATCTAAAACAAGTTCGATTGAAATTCAATTCGAACAAAGAGTGGAAATAGAATGACATTTCCAAACACATTTATAAACGGAACACCAGCAGATGCTGATGAGGTTAATGCTAATTTTAACTCAGTTTTACCTTGGATGAAAATTGTTGGTAATCAAGATTCTTCTATTGCATCATATCTTATTAAATTTAGTTCTACTACATGGTCTACTGAAAGTAGAAGGACTACAGATTCTGGAGCAACATGGGCAACGCCAGGTTTTGGTGGTGGTTATTTGGCTGCAGCAGACGGAACAAAAGGAGTAGCAATAGACCAAGATAATTCTGCTAATTCAGTATATACTACAGATTCTGGAGCAACATGGAATGCAAGTTCAACAGACCCTGATTTGGATACTTCTGTGGATTGTATTTCTATTTATGGAAGTGTGGCTGTTTGTGGAGGAAGAGATGCTGGAGGAAATAAACAGATATTTTATAGTTCAGATGGAGGAAATAATTGGAGCCAAGCAACAACAGGTCCAACAGGAGCAGGAGGGCAAGTCTGGGCAATTTCAATGGCAAGTGCAACTGTTGGATATGCTGTAGATAATTCTGCGAATATTTGGAAAACAACTGATGGTGGTGATAATTGGACAGATACAACAGATGATATGGGGTTATCAAGAGGAACGATGATTGCTACTGATACAGATACAGTTTATATGGTAGATTATGATAACATAAGACTGACAAAGTATGTTAATTCAACTAATACTGTTACATCTATTTTTCAACTTACTAATGTTAATGGGAGGGTTTCAAATTTAGTAAAAACAACAAATGGAGATATTTGTTTTGCTTTTTGGCCATCAAATGGAACAACTGCAAATGTGCAACAAACAATTCTTTTATATAAATATGATGGGACTAATGTTTATGAAAGAGAACTAACTCAACCAAATAAAAATGCAAATAATAATCCACAAGGAACATTTACTGCTGGAACTGATAGTATTGCTCCTTCTTTAATAGAAGTAAATAATGTTTTATATCTTAATATTGAAAATAAAATTATTGAAATAAAATTAGAATAAAATGGAAAGAAAAACATTCATTAAAATAACAAATCAAGATATTTATAAAAAATTATGTGAAATAGAAAGACACATTATTATCACGAACGGAAAAGTTAAACTAAATAGATGGATTGCTACTACTGCTATTGCGTTATTTTTTGCACTTGGTGGAATAGTAGTTTCTTATCTGCTTTCATAATGGCATCTAAAACAAAAGCTGGAGCAGTAACAGTTGGAGCAGGAGCTCTAATTGAAATAGTTCCAATTCTCAAAGAGTTGCCAGGAATATCCACTTTGTCGCAGATTGCGATTATAATTGGACTTGTCCTCATAACTCTTGGTGTAAGAGATTGGCCAATAATTAACCAATAAATAAAAAAAATGAGCCTTGAAAATAAAAATCCAGTCGCAGACATAGAAAATATAGAACACGACGATAGTTCTGACTTCAAAAAAGGAGTTTTATATGGCAAAACAACTTCTGGAACTTATGTTCCTGTTAAATTAAATGATAATGGAAGTTTCAAATGAGCTTAGAAAATAAAAAACCAATTCCAGATTTAATTAATATTGAACATAATGATAATGCTAATGCAAAGAATATTTTGGCATATGGCAAAACAACAAGCTCTACATATATCCCTTTACTTCTAAATGATGATGGTTCAATTAAGATTGAAGAAGTTATTAATCACTCAGATTTATCTGATATGCCAGACATAAGCGGAACTAACACAGACCATGACAATAGATACCTTGTTCTTGATGGTAGTAATGCAAACACAGATATAAACATAGGAGGTTATAGTTTTACAACTACAGGCACAGGAGATTTTGGAGGAGACCACCTTAGATATAATACAGATGGTTCGCATTGGATACAGTTTACACAAACAACTGGTAATGACCTTGGCGCTATTGAAGCAGACACTTATTTCTATATTAAAATTGATGGGGGCTATGTTGGTTGGTTTGACAGCAGTGTAGGTTTTAATATGTATGAAAATAAGGGTTTTAGATTTGGTGCTTCAGGGACATATCATTCACAATTAAAATCAACTTATACCCAAGGACAAGGAACAGGCACAGACGGCCATAATCTATATTCTATGTATTGGGGTCTGCCAGACCAAGGCGACACTGGCAGTTATACTATGGCAAATTATTTAATTCTTGCAGGAGATAGTAATGTTAATTATGACTTTGGACACGCTCCTCAGACAAACCCCACTCTTTTTATTCACTCTGCTAATCAAAATCAAACACAATGGTTAGGTCTTACCCATAACGGAACAAATGGTCTGATTACTTCTGGAACTGGAGAGATTAGTTTTAATGACGGAAATCTCACTACTACTGGCAATATAACAGGAAACAATTTTTATTCTGGAAATGATAGTGGAGATGGATATTATCTTGATTTTGGAAGCTTAAAAAATGTTGATACAAAAATTTCGTTAATTACAGACGATAGAACAACAATAGGAGCTGATGGATATAGTATAGAGATACGTGCAGGAGATGGCGGTCCTGACGATGTAACATCTTATAATGGAAAGGGTGGAGATATAGAGATACGTGCAGGAGATGCTGGTAATAGTCCAAATAATCCAAATAGTGATGGCGGTGCTATCAAAATAACATCAGGAGATGGAGATTCTTCTAATAAGGGTGGAAATATAGAATTAACAGCAGGAACAGGAGGAGATGGGGAGGGACTAATACTACTTAAAACTGAAACATTTTTTGAAGATAATGCCCATATCCCATATGATAATGTGAAGATGTATTTTGGAGCAGGTGATGATGCATTTATCTATTATGACGGGACGGATTTAAATATAAATCCTGCAGAAGTGGGAACAGGAAGCTTAACAATAGGAGACGGCGGAATTACTAATTATTTGGAAATAAAATCAGACGGAGAATTAAACCTGCACGGAACAGCAAGGGTTTTAAGGGACTTATGGATTGATGCTTCAGGGATTAAAGCACCAGGTGCTAAACCAGCAACAGAAGTTTCTCACGGAGATTTAGAAACATCTGCTTGGAGCTTTTCAGATGAAGGAGTTGAGGCAAATCAACAGAAAGTAAGTTGGAGAACTGCCCCGCCTTATGATATGGACAGAAGCGAAGGAGTTAAAATAAGGCTTGGATGGAGTTCTGCTTCAACTGGAAATGTAAAATGGCAGTTGGAATACAGGTGGCTGTCAGAAGATGAAGACACAACTCAAGGAGCAGAAGAAACTTTAACTGTGGTGGATGCTGCCTCAACAACAGCGAATGGATTGGTTGTAACAGACATAACAGGAATAAACGCCCCAAGTTCTACAGATGCAAGCATTATTTTTAGATTAACAAGATTATCAGCTGACGGACAAGATACAATATCAGATAGTGTAGAACTGCACGGTGTATGTTTTAATTATGTTTCAGATAAATTAGGGGAGGCATAATGGATATAACAATAAAAGACA